CCCGGGTAAAATAGTCCGGTAAAGAATTATTTAACGTAAATGTGTTAAAGGAAATAAAGTTAAAGAGGATTATGCCACATAGGTGTAATCATAAAGCGGATCGGGTGCTGATATCAGAGGTAGATCAAATTCATCTACAAGAGATGAATAACTAGGTAAAATATCTAGAGAAGGTAAAGCATTGGGGTGATTTCTCACCTTAGTCCAATACCTCTCTAGCCTACGATAATACTTCGCATAGAACCCATCCAGGTTGAGGCCAGGATCTTCATACAGTTCAGAAATGGACTGTACACGAAAGAGAGCCTCAACACAATACTTAGCTAACAACGAATTTATGGAGATAAAGGTAGGAACAAAGAGAATTTCTCCCGTATGTTCAACTTTATCAAATCTTTCCTGGAAAACGGAAGATAGTCTGAATTCTTTTAAGAAGGATTTAGGGATACGACCTTCGGCGTAATCCCAACACTTCCAAAGGGAATTCTGTGGTAGCCGAGGAGGAAGATACGATAAATCTTGAGCCTTACGTAGAAAACGTAAGTTAAACTCAGTATTAGAATATCGACCTACTTCGGGTAAGCCAAGACCCCCATAATCAGATGACACAAACCAAGGTATTCTCAGCCGTTTAATTGCAGAATTTATATGCAAAAATTGACACATGACCCTTTCCCGAAGGAAAGAAGGAGCCGTATCAATTAACTTTTGGCATTTTTGAGAAATACTAGAGTGTTCAACTGAACCATCAGGGAGAGAAGAGCGAGAAATACCAAGAAGTAAACCAAGATTAACATAAGGAATATGTTCAAAATAGTTTATCTTCCTAGAGGTAAGATCGGACTCCCAACCCAAATGATGATAGTTGTAAGTAGTAGAATTTATATTAAGAAACTGACGAGAATAATAGACTTTACCCACAGATGGTCGAAGACCGCAAAAGGATCCAATTCTTTTCCAGAATTCGACTACATTGGGGGTAGATGGCATTACAGCATCGTCTCCATTTACTAAGCAAGGAACCTGAGCCAATTTAGGAAAAAACTTTCCATGACCACGTTCAAAAGAATAACGGCATATAGCCATATTCACAATGCACAAAATAGGAAATGAGACAATGGATCCCATCAATTGTCCTCGCTGTTGAGGAAGAGTATCAAACTCTTCACCCTCAAAGAAAGGTTCTGACAGTTCTATAAAATGTTCTGTCATAGCCTTCTTGAATAGACTAGATTCAGACTCAGTAAGATTCAGCATAATGCTGACTTCTTCAAGAGCCGTATCTGAGCACCAAGAAAACATTTCATTGGTGGCATCAATATAGTCTATAGACAGCCAGGCTTCGTCGTCCCTTAGAGAACCCAGCCTTCGAGATAAAATCTCAGAAGTAACAGGAGTTCCAACGAGCTCAAAGTTAGGGTGAGATTTCAAGGTTGACCACATCTTACGCTGCAATGGTTTCAAAGCAGTATAGGTAAGTGGCGGA